TTACTTCGTTTCATCTCTGTTCTGTTCAACATCCTTATCATCTGACTGTACAAAAGATTCTCTGTAATCAGGAGTATACTTGCCGGGAATCCCCCCGTCTCCTCCCTTACCCTTGAGCACTTCAATAGCCTGCCGGATCGCAGGCGGAATCGGCGCGCCTAATTTGCCCCCGTTTTCGATAATGGACAATAACTCATTTGCGATATAAAAAAAGGCAACCGCATCCCTGAACAAATGTCCGTCCCCCAGAACACCGTCCACCAGATGAGCCACCGATACCATTGCAAAAATAAATACCTTTCGCGCAATGCCGAACATCCCGACATTACTCTCCAACTTGCAAGTCATGCCTGCCGCCGCGATGCCTGTTAGGTAATCGAGGATGACGAACACGAGTAGTACGCCGAGCACAGCAGACCAGCCGCCAAAGAAGTAGGTTGCTGAGCTGGTTATTAGGGCGAGGAGCCATTTCCATAGGGTGTCCCATCGTTCCATGGTTTCACCTCCTTTGGTTTTTAAATACCAGCTGCTCCAGAGGGAATAATAAAAGCGCACCACTTGGGTACGCTCGTTAAATTCCTTCAGTTTTTTCTAAAATGTAATCCTCAATAACCTGGCGATAATCAGTATTGGTAATGTCATTAAGCAAGTATACTTGACTTGTCTTTGGGTTGAGTCCTTTATTCAATATTCTTGCTGCTGCAATACGTACCACGACTTCGTTCACCATCACAAAATCCCTCCTGTATTTTCATTGGCTAATAATAAAATTTGATCTTCCAATTCCCTCATTTTCTCTTCTGGAGTCAATTCGGGACAAATCCTTTTAATGACTGGCTTTTTGGTTTCTAGATCGACCTTCTCAATATAATAAATATTAAGATCGATCTCATCATACTTCAAATCAATGTGTTCTAGTTTTGTGATTTCTTTCCGCGGCGAACCATCACTTGGCATGAAAGAAAGTACAATCTCCCTGTCTTGATCATATATGATTCTCATACCTGTTTGCATTGTATTGTCACCTCCTTCCCGATACTCTATATGTTGGCACAAAAATAGCGCATCACTTGGCATAGAATTCCATATCTCATATCCCTCCATTAACTAAAGAATGATTGTCCCGTTAGTGATGCCCATACATTTCCCACTTCGGCATTTGTTCTCCTTGCTCTCACATAAATCCCTAGTGGCTGATTAAAATCTACTGACTTATCAATAGACCCAAATGTCCATACTGACCTAATCATTCTACTATTCGATACATCGTATTGAATATGTTGATATCTTTTATTTACTACATCCAAAACAATATTCAAGAAGTAAGCAGGAGCAGCATACTGATCAGGAAATTCATAACCGGAACTTGTAGACCCACCGATATTTTTCAATACCAGACCCGGAATAGTATAGACAGAATCCCAGTTTAGTCGACTATTATTATCACTAGAAACAAAACTAAAACTACGGAATCCGTTCGGTAAAGTCAACAACAATCTATCAACTGTTGTATTTAGTGGAGTATTAAAACCCGGCACACTATACAACGCCTGTTCTGTCGTTGCCGGAAATACATCCGTACCATCCAAACCGTAATTATCCAATGAGTAGTTATCTATACCTGGCATTACGTCACCTCTTTACCGCTGATAAAAAATGAAGTTGCGTTACCGGCTGATTGAACTTGGATAGTTTCACCTGCTAATATGATTTGATCCAAAAAAGGAATAGTAATCGTGTCAAATGTCCTTATCTTGTGACTATTTATGATCTTCGTCCCTCCTAGAAACATTGTAAAGTCTACTTCACCGCTTGCTGCTGTGTTGCAAATGGTGAGCGCTTTTAGAAAAGAGGTTGTATTCGCTGGAACGGTATACACTGTAGTAAGGGTTGTTGTTGCCTGACCTTTCGCAAATCGTTTTGATACTACTGCCATCTATAACGCCCCCCATAGATTTTCTTCTGGTGTTTGCAATACCCAAGGATGCCAAGAGTTATTATTTCTAATCCGCGTATAAGTGATTGACGGACTAATAAAAGTCGTAACCCTTTGTAATAAAAACGAAGAAGAATAAATAATAACCTCAATATAAAAAGAACCTTGAATTGGGCCGTTTGCAGTCACACTACTGAAATAAAATCCAGGGGTCAAATAGTCATTTAAATCCGAACTCCCCACCACCTTGACAATTCCATCATCCTGTGTGAGCTTGTACTTTTGCCATGGCTTATCGTCTACATATTTTTGAGCAGCTAATCTAGCATCATTGAGCGCCTTTTCAGTAGGTACAAGTTCTTCAGAGTCACCGTCAATCTTATTTGACAGTTGCACTTTACCTTTTACCGTAAGGGATGCATCCGGGATGTCCATCTCGCCCATCATTTGGCGTAATGTCTCCAAATCCTCCCGTGTCGCAACGCCTGCATCAATTTTTTCAAAAATCCCATTAATACTCTCCCGGGTAACGTTCTCGTTTCCTAAGGGCAGAGGCAATTTCAGTCGATTCGTTTCTTTTGGCATTACGCCCACACCTCCAGTTCATTCCACGTCAAGGACGCGGCGTCCAGTTCATCCCAGGTCACCTGTTTTTTATCCAAATCGTCCCAGATCAGATAGCGATACTCATACTCTACGGCCATGTGGGCCGGTTTTAGTTCATCAATCGCGCGTTTGAGATCGTCAATATTGGGCGGGATGCCCATCGTATCCACAAAGCTCACCGTAAAGCTCCACTCTTCCGGCTGAAAGGTTACATCTACTTTGCCTCCAGCGTACGCCTCAGCGACATTCGCAACCAATCTCCCTGAAAACTTTCCGGCGCCACGCAGCTTCGCTTCGACCACCGCACGCCGCTGATCCACAGGTTTGAGACGATCCGTCTCAATGCCAAGCTCCTGCTCCCAGAAATCCAAGCCCCACGTTGCCGTGCGGACAAAGAACTGATCCAATGTTTCATCTAGCGCCTGATACAGCAGGTCCATCTCGGTCCCTTTGGACTGCATATCCGCCTGTATCACGCGGGAAGTCTCATAATAGCTCGGCAAATACGAGAACAACTCCCGCCCTTTCTCACTCGTCAGTCCAACATGTACAGCAGAAGGTGCACTCATGACCTGCATCCTCCTTTCCTTCCACATCGATGCAAACCGCTTCGCTCAAATGCTCAGTTCCCGAGCCGCTTACCTCACGACCCAAGCACTCTTCTGGCCCACCACTTACTTCATTTCCAGCTGAACCAGATACCGTATAGTCAGAATATTCCCGATGTCCCACCTTACCGCTGCCTCCACATCCGCACTTCGCTTTCACCATCTTCACTGCGCTACTCATGCACATCCACCGTCCCCAGCACCGCAACCTGACTCGCTGTCATCTCGATATTCTGGTCGCTCACACCGTTTACGGTCAGCTCCGAATAGTCGATAATCGGCGGAATGTCGAGCAGGATCGCGGCAATTCGAGTGTAGCGTACAAGCGGATCGGAAAAAGCCAACTGTTTCAGATACGCAGTCACCCCATGTTCGATCAACGCTCGTACATCTGCCAACGTCGCATCACTCGCTAGCGTCAGCTTCACCTGGATGTTCATCGGCACTTCCTCTGCGGGCATCACGGTCACCACCGGACCAGCAGGAGCAACGCCTTCACCCTGTCCATCCTGCGTTGGGTCCACGTATTTCTGCACAGCCGCCACCAGATGGGTTCCCGCGGCACGTTTGTCCGTATCCAGCAGGTACAGTCCCACCGTGCCCGGCCCCTTCCATAGCGGTATGACACGAGTTGCACCAACACCTGGCACCTCACTGGCCCATTGCACATATTGCGCCTTGTTACCGCTGGTTCCCTGGTTGCGGACTTTGGCATAAAAGCGTTCCAGCAGCGCCATATCTGCCTCGATATCCGCACCACCTTTGATCACCTCAACGTTAGTTACAGAGGTAACGCCACTCACGGGTGTAGACAGCACGGTCACGGTGCCTGCAGGCACATTGCTTTCTTTTCCGGCAACGAGCGCTCGCACGCCAACACTACCCAGACCATCTTCTCCCAACTCCACACGACCAACCGTTTCATACTCGAGCGAAGCTTCACCGGAGATTTCATCCGCCAAAGTAGCCACAACTGTACCCGCAGGAATCACCTTGCCCGGCCTACCCACGAATCTAACCGTACCTTGTGCCGCCACCGCAGCCCGTCGCGTAAGCCCATGCTCCCCCGCTCGCAGATCGAGCTCCTCCGAACGAAAATTCGAATCACTGCTCGCCGCAGTGCTCGCAAAGCCGCGCCGCAGCAGTTCCTGCGCCCACAAAGCCGCCTCAGACAGCATAAACGCAACCGGAGCCTCCGCATCCCACAGAAAAGATCCTTCCGACTTGTCCAGATCCGCGGGCAGACGATCCAGCATACGCTGCATAATCTGTTCCTCCGTCTGGTCCTCCAAATAACGCGGAATCTCAGCCATCCCGTCAGATCACCTCACTTTCCAAAATAAACATCTCTTCCTGCACACTCGCCACCCGGCATGAGAACATGCATTGCTCCCGATTCCAATCAAACGTAAACTGGTCTACCGAATCCGTGCGTGGATCAGCCAGCAGCGTCTCCGTAACCATACGGGTTATCTCACTTTCGATTACGCCCCGACTGTCCCCCTGACCAACCAACTCATCCAGCTCCGAGCCATAGTTTCGAGAATAGATCACATGTCTGTACCTAGGCGTCTTGACCGCCTTGATGCACCACTGTACCCAAGCTTCATGCGCACCTGCCGCAGCTACCTTGCCACTTGGAGTCAGCACAAAATCCCCCGCATCGTAATCGAATCGCCAGCTCCGTCCAAATCGTACCTCTTCCGAAGCCACTCCTGACAGATCTTCCTCATCTCCCCATACCAAGCCCGTTTCCGGGAACAAACTAGGCATGCGCACTCACCACCTTACACAGCACCACAATGTCGTTACCGCCATTCACCCGCATCGCCAGCACACGGTCCCCAGCTTTTAATCCTTTACCAAGAGACCACACCGCTTCTTCCACTTCCTCTTCTTGCAAAAGAAACCTTCCCGTGCCGGTCGTTCCGCCATTTGCCACGTCAGGTATACCGGAAATCGCGCCAGCAGCCTCGCGTTCCGGCAGTCCAAGCGTGCCCGGCAGCTCGGCCACGAGATAGTCCTGCACTTCGTGCTTGAAATCATCCAGCTTCACGCCGGATGAAGTCATCGTACCCAACACCGCGCCAAGGCCACTCACAGCCTGACGGGTTTGTGTGCTCATCGCACCCCGCATGACCTCGGCAAAATGTCCGTACGGATCTTCTTTATTCAAGATAAACCCTCCTTTTCACCATCTCGACCGTGCCCAGCTCCAACGTCATCGTTCCAGGTCCGGCGGACAGATCACGGCTAACCGACATGATGATCAGTTTCAGCCCTTTAAGCAGCACCGCGTCTCCGGCACGAATCGTATTCACATCAGGTGCGGATATCGTAAAGGTCTCCTGAATACCCGTCAGACGGCTTTTCGCCAGCTTCTTGGCGGCAGTCGCCGTTTTGACCTGATCGTCTTCGATCAGCTTTTGCAGCGTGCCCAGCTCGGCTACACCAGCCTGCTCAATCGCGAGCACTTTGGAAGGAACCTCTTTGCCGCTGCTGGACTCCGAGGCTGCCATCACTTTAACTTTGGTGACCGCACCTTCGAGCGTACGCATCTGGGTCAGATCGATCAGCCGATCCAGCTCGTGTACCTTCGCATTGCTGCCCACCTTAAACAGCTGCAACCCGCCCGGCGTCATCCGCGGATGATACATATCCCCACCGGATTTCACCGTTTCCTTCAGATCGGCAAACATCATCGAAAAAATCGTCTGCGACCGATAAACCGCTTTGCTCAGCTTTGTTTTGGTATCCGGCAGCGCGGCGTATGGAATTTTCCATTCTTTAGCGTATGTTTTGAGTCGTTGCGTGGCAGTCTGGTCTTTCGGCAGCAGGAACTCGTCCTCTGATTTTTCCAGATAAATCATCCGGTCGTAGACGGTCAGGGACAGTCGCTTGGTACCGCTGTTGGAGCTTTCCACTTCCCAGATGACCGCAGGGTGCAGCAAGTGGACCATTGATTTTTCGCCAAAAGGAATCCCGCTGATCCGCACCGCCATACCCGGTGATATCGCAGGTAGACCCGAAGACGAAGACACCGCCAGCCGGATGTTGGCCTGATAGGCAATCTGGTCCAGCGAATCCTTCAACGTAATCGTCTCCACCAGCTTCGTGATGTCATATTTGTCGTCGACAATGACCTTGTAGGTCATGGCATCACCAGCTTTTGTCCTGGCTTGATCCTGTTCGGATCACTCCCGATGGTCTTCACATTGAGCTTATAAATCTCGTTCCACTTGGAACTGCTGCCCAGCTTAAGCTTTGCTATTTTGGACAGGGAATCGCCAGATTTGACGGTGTAGGTCTTACTGCTCGTTTTCAGATCCGTACGAGAACCTGACTTGCTCGCAGACGTTGCACCGCCAACCTTCTCCACTTTGGAATCCCGCCACGTTCGCAGCGTAATGTCAAAGTAAATATCCCCGCTCTCACCGCCTCGGAAGGTGGTATTGTGGGAGATCAGATACACGGGCACGTTCACCCCTGTGTTTGTAATGATGAAGCGCAGCGGCTTTTTCGATACCAGAAACGTATTCAGCATATTCATTGCTACACGCGGATCAGGCAAAGGCTCGTACATGCAATAGGATGCATCATATTCTTTGGGAAAAAAAGAAGAGAAGGTGATCTCCTTCACCTTCTCCCCCTGCGCAAAATCAAACTCGCCATACTCCAGCATATTAATCGTTTCGTATCCCTTGGATCGGGAGATCGTCAGTTCTTCCGGTTTCACCGGGAATTGAAACTTCGTTTTCCCATCGATCAAGGTAAATTCCATTTTGACACCTTCCACGTTATCTTTAAATACAGTCATGACAGGCCTCCTTTCTACTTAGGCCATAATCGTTTTTCGATTTTCCATCGCACGGCGCACTTCGCCTGCAAATCTCATTCCAACCTGATGTGAAATCGCATCGTAGTCGATGGCGTTCTCCCGGACAGTCACCTGCACTGCACCTTGTGGTACGTTTACGGATATCTGGTTGGTCGTCTCGGTTTTGAAATCCTTGAGGTAAGCGGACAGACTGCTCATCTGATCTTCGGATATTTGTACCGTCATCGTGGATGATTTGCCGTTGGCATTTCCAGCAGTTTGCGCTCCGTTACCTAGACCCATGGCTTGGGACTGCATCACGCTTGTTCCCATAAAACCAGCAGATGTAGACTGGCCGACCTTACTGTTCATATAAGCTGCTGGACCCGTCATTGTCAGTGCCGGTGGAATATAGGCAGGTGGCATCTGCGGACCTGTTGCTACTTGCGACGTTGAAACCACCATTGCTGCTGGGGATACGGGGACAGTGGATACGGGTACGACAGGCTTCTCTTCCTCTTTCTTGGAACCAAAACCGAAGAAACTGGATATGCCATTGAACATATCCTTTGATTTCTCCATAACAATATTCGTTCCCTGCACAGCAAGATTCGCCATTTTCGAAATACCCTCTGCATGGTTATTGATAAATCCACCTACCTTATCGCCAACCCAGCCACCTGCTTTCTCACCAAGCCAACCACCTAATGCACCTCCTGCAAAGGTTCCACCCACCGGAATTACACTGCCAAGGATGCTGCCAAGAGTTGTTCCTACTGCACTACCAGCAACAGAACCTAATGCACGCACTCGTTCCTCTGGAGGGGCGCTCGCAAGATCTTTAATATTGCTAAGCATACGAATCGGTGCAAATAACTTGCCTGCGCCCTTGGCTAACCCTCCACCCAGTTTACTCATTATTCCAGAGGCTCCACTACCTCCTGCTCCTCCACCACCAAATAGTCCTTTGACATCTCCCCACATTCCATCAATACCACCGATTAAATCCGATCCTGCGGACGAGAAATCATTGACAAAAGTGGCTCCGCGTTTCGTAACCTTCATCAATTTCTTTAACTTATTTCCTGGAGTGGATGGCCTTTTTATTTCTCTCAACAGCTTTTTCCCACTACTCCTGGCAGCGAATCCTTTCTGTACGCCAGAAGAAATCGATTTGCCTCGATCAAACATGCCCTTCATCTTTTGCAAAAAGGTTTTAGGTTTTTCTTCGGCTCCTGCTGCTCCCCCAATATTAATGGAATCCAGCTTGGTGCTCAGCATATTAATTGACTGCGTATTCATACTCAAAGCATCTATTAATGGCTGTGAATTCACATTAACGGACACACCTGAAATTTGGTGACTCACTTTGAGCTGCACATTAGCTGTAGCATTCAACATCTTAGATCGGATTTGCTTCATTTTTTTCAACAAACCATTTAATGCTGGAGTAGCACGGTCAGCCAAATCAACCGTTGGCGTGATCCGCAATCTACTCAATCGCATAGCCGTACTATAAATGCTCTCCAGCCTGCGCCCGGTTGTTCTCAGCTCATTGTTCACTTTAATCAGACTCTGATAGCGAACTCTGCCCAGACGTTCCGTTGAGCGCTGGATCTGATCCAGATATCGGATGGTCGTTCGCATTTCCGCATTGGATTTGGATAAACCCACAATCATTTCTGCCATTTCTTTCACCCCCTGTCCGATCTAATCATCGATTCATTTGCGAGGTGATCGCTGCCATTTCCTCTTCCGAGAAAGCAATCAACAGCGAGCGCTCCCCGCGTGGCAAAGACCAGAATTCTCCGGGCCGTAGATGATGACGAACCCACATGTGATAAAGGAACGTGGTCATCCCGCCGGAGTGAATTAGTTTTTTAGGTCTTCAATCTCCACACCGAAGCCGGACAGCTCAAGTACCTTGTCGCCAACGGCATCCAGCTCACCCGCAAGCAGCATACGGCGAACCGCTTGTTCCCCACCGGACAGCTTCATGCGACCAGTGATGCGGTTGTCTCCCCAACCGGACAGTTCGAGTCCGCGCACATTCATTTTCACAGTAGCTTCGGAAATCAGTAGCGCGTTAAATGTTTCGGTATCCACCTTTTCATCAGTGCGGCCTTTGACCGTTTTGCGAATCGTACAGCGTTCGCGGATCTGATCCACTTTGGAGGATGTCAATCCACGCAGAGTCAGCAACAGATCCAAACGTTGAATCCGTACATTCTCTTCCGGCAAACGCTCTGCTGCTTCAAACAACTGATCCAAAATTTGTTCTTCCGACATATTCTCATTCATACTCATTGGTTGTGGTCTCCTTCTTAGCTACATAGTTTCAATTTAGAATAAAAGCAGCCCTGGCTAGGGCTGCTTAATAATAACTCTCCAAACACACATAACTATTCAACAATAATCTGGTTATTGGCATAAACAATGGTACCAAAAGTTCCAGGGGACGGAATCTTTTTAATAACTTCTTGTTCTCCCTTAACCGTATTTCCAATCATCAACTTCCTTGCCGGACCAGTAATCGTATTATTTTGAATAGTAATATTATTCATTACATCCGAAGATAACTTAGTTTGCATCGTGATCGCTGGCAAGAAAGACGATTTGGGAGCTGGTGTCATATCCCAATCAAGAATGGTATTGTTATCAATCCTAATATTATTGCGGCTGAAAAATAATTTGATAGCTTCTAAATAGGAGGAATGAATAGAGTTTCCTTCAATCACCGAGTTAGTTTGAGGAAACAATCCCTCTTTAGAAGGAGTTGTGAAATGAGGATAATAACCAGAATACCTCATGGTATTGTTGTATGCATAAAAGTTTCCTTCTATGAAATTCTCTCCACAATATTCAATGATGCAGTTAGAGATCTTAACGTCAGCGGCAGTCCCCTGTGGATTACGAACAAATATCCCATTCGTAGCATCTCCTTTTGGAGTCTGGTTTAACTCTCCTGTTCTTCTGATTGAACATTCCGTAATCTCCATGTTACGCACAGAATCTGCAGCCGAACCCGAATCGGAACCATACGTTTGAATTCCACGATAAGCCGTATCCTCAATGATACAATTGGTAATCTTGATATCACTTGAACTTCGTACCGTAATGGCGGATTGCCCCCAAATTTTATGCATTTCACAATTCTCGATAAATACCGTAGAAGCATTCTGAACATAAACGGCATTACCCTGAACAACAATATTGGTAATGTTTCTACCTATATTTTCGAAATTGCAGTCTGTGATACTAACATTTTGATGACTTTTGTTTTCAAAATAAATAGCTGTTTCCATGATATCTATAAAGTCACAGTGATGAACACTTACATTCATGGTATTATGCAGTTGAATGGCCCGAACTTGCTTTTCACTCCTGAACTTAAGGTCATTGAGAATGATATTGGAGCCTTCAATTTGCAAAGGAGCTTCAAGCATTAGAATCGCTCCATTCCCAAGAATATTCTTAGGCTTTGTGATTTTAAGTGTGTATTTAAGCAGATACGTGCCAGAAGGAATCATCACATCTACCTCATTACTTTCCATCAGCTTATCAAATGCTTTGGTCCAGTCCCATTGGGAAACAGGCAAACTTTTATCGGGTACCAAATTTTCAAAATCTTTAATGGATAACATATCAATCGTCTCCTTGGTAATAAAGATTTATATTCCTATGATGTAGTATGCACTGCTGAGAAAAGTAGTTTTGGAGCCTATATCATAACAACTAGATATCATATGAAAACAAAAGTTTCTACGGAGATACTTAGATACTTACAGAAGCAGACTCTGAAAAATCTTAGTTCGCTACAATCGGGTTCAACAATTCGAACCCTTCAAATGTAAAACTTGTTTCCTCCGGTACTTCCTCACCCGCAGTCCAGTTGGCAAGCTGGATTTTGTCCACCATGCAACCTTTCAACAGGACACTCTCATGTCCGTAGGATTCTGGATCGTCCACCTTCGAGATAATTTGGAACTTGGTGAAGCCGCGCTGGATCATGTCCGAAGTGACTTTGTAACCCGTCATCGTGCCTGTTCCTTTTTTTGCACCATTCTTGTGTACTTTCCAATCGTTGCCGACCAGATTCAGCTCACGCTTCTCAATTTCGACGCTGGCCTCCAGCTTATTAATATTCGTCTGCCACACACCATCGATATGCAGCTGACCATGGGTACCGAGAATTACTCTTGACGCATCCAACATAACAATTCCTCCTTGAAATGGTTGGCTGATCATTGTTACACGGTATAACTTCGCGGGCAGAATAATCTTCCGATCGCTGTTATCCCCAGATTTTTTCTGCCCTCTCCGTTATCGTGTAAAACACCAGCTCAAATAATTTTAATCAATTTAATAACCGATCTTCTCTACACTACTTATTGCACGTAAAACGTTCCAAACAACTGCTCCATCACATCCGTCAGCTTCACATTCCATTGCAGGAATACCTGGTCCGCCTCAGGCTTGAGAATTGGTGCAGCACCATAATAAGCCGGGTCGAGAACGACATCGTATCCCTCAGCTTCAATGACATTGCTCTGTGCGAGCAGCGCCAAATAGGCTTTCATCGCACCGATCAGCGCCTGACGTCCTTCTTCCGTATTGTTTACTTTGCCGATATACGTATCTTCAGCAGAGCGCTGCAAATCCGTATTAATTGCATCCATGACACGAATGGAACGGATTTTTTTCCAGGCATTATTCTGTCCTGCAGCAGGGGTCACGAGTGTATTCACTCCGCGAAGCGCCTTCACCTGACGTCCATCATGGAAGAAAATAAATACGCCATTCTGTACCGCCTGCTCCTGTTCTGCACGAGTCCAGCGACGAGTCACGTCATCGAACGGAGAAGGAGCGTATGTTGTGGATTCATTCAGACGTTGTCCGGCAATCAGACCCGCAACATAAGCAGACGTTTCCGCCGAGCTGTAGAACGCATCTCCCAGACGCACACCCGTACCAACATTAATCACACCCTCATGATTCAACGTAAGTGAACGTGCTGCTGCCTTCTGTGCTGCAGTCGTAGAGGTGTCGTCTGCCGTAGTACCACCGAATACAGCCATCACGGGTTTACCCTCATTGCGTACACGTTTCACCCAAGCTGCAAAACTCGCCAGCAAAGGTGCATCCGCCGCATGATCCAGTGCCAAAACGTCAAATTGCTCTCCTTCCAGCGCGCCCTGCACGGCGATATACTCCGCATTGGTCAGTCCATCGTTGCCACTTGCACCACCTTTAAAAGCCGCTCCCACAACGGTTGCAACAACACCTGTACCATCGCCAATCGCCTGAGCGTTAATCCAAATGTTGCTTTCATCCGCGTTGATCTCTTTCGCCAGTGACGCTGCCGAAATATCCGCAGTCAGCAGTGCATATAGCATCCGGTTGCCTTCAAACAAGCGCACTTCATGCTTCGTATTATCAATTACACCCGGTTGAATGGTGACGTAGAACCCGTTACCCCGGTCACCCGGATACTTGGCGTCCAGTTGCAGAACGGCTGTATCACTGCTGTCTTTCAGCGTAAGCGTGGCTGCTTTCGCCGTCTCTCCGGCTACCCGATAAGCGAGCAGCTTTTTCGGTCCACCCAACAGAGCGAGCTTCAAGGATGTATAAGCTGTTCCGTTATCCAAGGCATGTGCCGAGAAAATACGCTCAATTGCAGCTTCACTGCCAACTTCTACAAAAGTACCCACCGGACCCCAGTTTGCCTTGATCGGCACAACCACCGTTCCCCGATTACCAGCCTGAATGGCCGAAGACGCTGCCGCCTGAAAATTCATATATAAGCCCGGAAGTACCGGACGATTCGTTTGCTCCCAAGTTCCGCCTGCCATTATCCCTTCACCTTCGCTTTCATAAATTGGTTGATGCGTTCCTTCGCTTCCGCAATGGAAAACGTCTCTTGCGCTACTTCGTACAGCGCACCATACAGCACCTCTGCCTTAACGGCAAAGAGGGCTTCGGCATGATTCATCAGCTCGGCCCGCGTGTATTGCGGGGCAGCCTGTTTATTTTTTTTCACTGAGCTTGCCATGGCCATCTCACCTCATTGTTTGACTACTGAATTCGTTGAACCTGATCTTTGCACCATAATTTTGACCTATGAATTTTTGTCCCTATGAACCTACGAAACTATGAACCTATGAATTTGAAGCTAAAGTATGATATTGAATTTCTCATCTGGAACCCCATCTAGAGTCCCTCTCGACTAGCGCTTACTCTATCCCTTTGCTATGGTGAATCTCACGGATTAATGGCACATCCGTACCCGGACGGCGAATACGCTGCTGCAACGTCAGACGAATCTGCCCGTTCAAGTAAGCGTCTGCCTGCAAGTCGGCAGAAACTTCATCCACCGTCACATATCGCGTACCGTCTGTATCCGTCAAAGCAATACGGGGTTGCACAGCCAGTTGTTCAACCAGATGTGTGACCGTTTGACGGACATCTCCCACATTCGCAGCCAGCACATGCCCAATCCATTGCTTACGAATCTCCAGCGCAGAAGTCCCTGCAGTGGTTGTACTGCATCCCGTCAATCGCCACAGTATAGACTTGGACCTATAACCCCCAGGCCAGGCATCCCCATATACGGACCATTCCTGTCCAAGCTGAGTTCGTGTCCAGCCCTGAAGTGCAGCCATCCACGAATCTGTGGTTTCAGCCTGAGCATATTCCACCGTTTCCGGAACATACACCCCAAATCGCAGGCTGCGCGTAACCAGTCCAGAACTGGCATCCACACGATCACAATCTGAAGAACCCAGATAAATACAGGTAAATGCCCCGCCTTCTTCATCCTCCAGCCTGACCTGATGCAGTCCTTCCATCAGCGCTGCTGACCATACTTCTACTTGTTCAGCACCTCCATCTTCGGGGCGTGCATATGGAGAGATTTTGATGATCCTCCTATACCCAGCCCAAGCAGACTTCGGTACTTCTTCTGCAAAAGCAATCACGGCACAGGGTCCGGCTAACACCTCTCCCGGTGCAGGGATGTCCTTTACTCGGCCATTCCATGCCGGAACAAGAGCCTCCAGCTTCTGCTTCAGCGTTCGTCTGATGACGTTACTCGCTTTCCCTGTGCTGTCCGTGTTGTTTAAGTCACTACTCATAGACACATTTATTTCGCCCCCTTCAGCTGCAAGTTTCGATCTGCCCGCATTGTGCAGCGACAATGTGGCAGCAACGAACTCCCCCCCCTTTAACCGATCTGCTAATGGAAAAAGGAAATCATCGTCAGTACGTCTCTGTGCTAACGGTTCTCCACCGGCGCCAAAGCTGGACACCATTCACCGCAACAAAAAAGACCAGCCCCTTGTGGCCGATCTGTACATTAGCGTATGTGCTTTCGGTGTGTGTCCTTTGCTATTGATCCGATAATATAATCTTACACCCTTTCATTCCTAGCGCGGATGGTCATTCGTACGACTTCGGTGCGATTAAGGGTGCATCTGGGGTGGAAAAAAGACGATCATTGGGTTGAAGTATAAGACGTCTTATTAACATTATTTTATTTCTTTGTATTTGGTATTATAGGCAATGAGGTATTTCTCTGTAGAGTCCTCTACAGCAATCATATCTTTACTGTTTTCGTTTTTGATTTTAAATAGTTTTGTACCTACATTGTAGGTGTTGGAACTAATAACGTTCCCATCACCGTGATCACTCTCATTGGTCGAGGATACCTCTATCTCACCTACTTGTTCAGCTAGTTCCTCCTCTGAGATGATGTCATTGCTTGTAATATAGACTTCTTCCTTTAGTTTTATCATTTTATCTGAAGCAAAACTTCCTGAGGAAGATGAACAACCAATCAAAAGTAAAATCAAAGAAACGACCGGTATAAATAAAAATTTTCTTTTCAT